CTCCCCCATACTTCTATCAAACGCTCAGCCTCCACAGCAACCGCCCGCTCAAGAATCAACACACAATCATCACCATCCACCAAGGCGTCCCAGTCTAAAATTCCCAGATGTGCCATTGCACCAATAACCATTGCCATGGTCATGATGCAATTTCCGAGAGCGGTGTCGCTATCTCCGCTCATCCTGTTCCCAATTATTCTGTATTTGACGCCGTGGCGTGTGGAGCAATTGTTCATTAACTGCTGAGCGCACATCCACGCTAACTCACTGTCATGAGGAAAGAACGCCTTGTACAACTCGTGTATCTCATGGAGATGCCATTCCCGGTGTGACCCATCGAACGCCCGGACGTCCAATGAGTAGCCTACCGGCTCCTTAAAGTGAGAGATCTTTTCCGCGAATAATTTACCTCTGGCCCGTGGTCCAAGGCCTTTGGCAAACACTCGCGTCCTGGGCACGGACCTGCGACCAGGTCCACGCCACCCGTATAAAACATGCTCGATAGGGCGGATAAACCGCGAGAACTCCAGGTTGAACCTCGGTGTTCTACCCTGGATAGCTCTCGCCCTAACTGGATACTCGGTCTTACCAGTTATCTTATCCGCCTTCACAAACATGCTCACACGGGCGTCTCTTGGCTCCAATGGGAAACTAAGCAATGAATCGTAAGCACGCTGGTACAGCTTCCTCTTGCTGACCGGAAACGCGAGAAGTGACTGTAGCAAAGTCAACTTCCTCAACGCCTTGCGCTTGCCCAACTCACAATGCATTACATTCATTCCCCATTGGAGGATCTCAACACCTTCTGGAGTACTGACATTCCCATGTATCAACACTCGCGCACGCAACGCCGCAACTTCGGTGCAACTGCAAGACGCATGCAGCACAGCCTTAGTGCCCCAAACAGGCTGGGGGAAAGGTCGTCGGTACCAACCCCTCCCTTCCAGCTCATCACAACTAGAGGCCCTCGCAAGATCAACAGTCCAACGTGTGTCCTCCGGCAGTTGCCCAACTGCCGGCACGTGTAGCCTGCGAACCCATTGCGGCCCCCTTCACCCGCCACCGGGCACCACCCTGTGTCCTCTTGGGTAGATCCAATCCCACACCGACTTCGCCCCCGGCGCTCCAAGCGCCCGGCGGGCTATAACGTCCCTCATCAATTGTACCTTTTCTGGACCGACGCGCAGTTCCACCTTGCCTAGGTGGTGGATCGAAGCATCATAGGAGTCTCTCGACAACCCCTGTAACGCCCGTCTCTGCGGTTCTGAAATCCTGAATGCCATTGCAATACTCTCGGGCCCCATGTTGGCCATACAGCTGTCCGAAACTCTGTGTTTCAGCTGCCATCCCTTCGCGCGAGATGCTAAGTTTTGCACTAGCGTAGCCGTACGCTTGTCGAAAAACGATACTGTTCGAAGGTAGTCCACCAGCCGCCTATCGTAGCAGCCGACCTCCCCCGTACATATCTCATGTTCCTCAGACCCTCCCTCAGACAATGCCATGCGCCCACGGCACTTGTGTTCAGGTGATACGGAACCATGGTCCTCAGCGACCAGCCGCTTTGCACCTTCCAGCAACAGATGGTAGGAGGCCCCGAGGGCACACACACTACCATTCGCCACCTTCCGCGCTCCACAACCAATCACCTCAC